GCATATGACGGCATTGCTGTGCCGCTGTTGGTTACGTATCGAGTTGAGGAAGGCGATTTGTACACAACGAGGCTTTAAGTGATCGCAATTGAAATCAATCAGAAGCAACTGTCAGCCCTCAAGGCGGCTGTCAACCGCTCTGGAAAACGGATGAGTATCGAGATTGCCGCGGCCATCAACGCGACGGCAAAGAAAACAAGACTGGACATTGGGCGCACGGTCCGAGAAACGATCAACATCAAGAAGAAAGAGTCGGAAGAGCCGCTCAAGATCGTGACAAAGGCTGGCAAAGATTCACTGTCATCGACAGTACAACTCAGAAAAACACGACGACTGCCGCTCAAGAGTTTCGCAGCCAGACAGGACAAAAAAGGCGTCTCGTACAAGATCGCAAAGCAGGGTGGAAGAAAAAGAATCAATGGGGCATTCGAGTGGAAGGCAAGAGGGCTGTTCTTCATCCGCGCGGGAAAGCCACGTCTGCCAATCATCCATTTGAAAGGCGTTTCCGCCTGGGGAGCATTCGCGAAAAACGACCTGACGCCAGCACAACTTAAAGCCTCGACAACAGAACTCGCAAAACAAATCGATCGGCGAATCAAACTGAACGTACTCCGGGCCAATGGGCTCGTCACGAAATAAGGAAACATCATGCCACTGCTCAGTCTAAAAACAGTATTCGCCGCGAAAGTCGAAGGCACAATCGGGACAGCCGAATCGCTCACAGGCGCGGAGGGCGTGTACAACGCTCGCGAGGTAGACTTACAGCCGTCGATCGCGATGACACGCCGTGAAGCGCAGGGCGGCTTCAATAAGCTGACATCGATCCCCGAAGGCATGATGGGAACATGCAAGATCGTGCATGACATCACCTACAACGGCACAGACATTCCATCGTGGGCATCCGTGTTGCTCCCGGCGTGCGGGTGGGTTGATTCGGCTGGCGCGTTCTCGCCACGGTCTGAAGGTCCCGGAAGCAACGTCAAGACGCTCACAATCGGGCACTACAAAGACGGCAAGCGCCAAGTTCTTTCCGGGGCAATGGGCACGTACAAGATCGTCTGCCCGACTGGAAAACTTGCATACATCGAATTCACGTTTACTGGAAAGTATTCGTCGAACGAAACCGATACCGCACTGATCGCGCCGACATATCCCACTGTGGCTCCTTTGCGATTCGCGGCCGGGGCGCTCACATGGAACTCCGTCGCGCTGTGCACGTCCAACGTTGAGATCGACGCGGGCAATTCTGTCATCATGCGGGAATGCGTCAACGCTTCCGACCGCTCTGGGTACGTCTCAGCCCTCGTCACTGATCGAGCTCCGGTTATCACCGCAGACCCTGAGTCTGTGCTGGTGGCCACTCAGGACCGCGATTCGCTGTGGCTAACACCAACCGCTCAGGCGATGGTGATTCAGATCGGCAGCAGCGGTTCGTCAGTCACGATCAATGTTCCAAAGGCCCAGCTTGAAAACAAACAGCAGGGCAACCGTAATAACCTAATGACCGACGATCTGACATGGCTGGCAACGGCTGGCAGCTCAGTCGATACCGAACTAACTATCGTTTTTGATTGATAATCCATGTTGGAATTTATAGCAATAGCGGTGGCTGTTTCAGTCGTTTTTACTTCTGCCTTTATCGGCGCAAACATCGTTAAGTATTTCTTTACTCACTGAAGACCACATGCCTCGAAGTCTCGATCCGTCCGCACGTCTTACAATGGTTTTGGCCTGTGATGTTGACAAGCCAAAGGAATCACAGCCTCGGATATTCGCACGCACGCTGACGTTGAACCAGCAGCGAAAACTGATGGGCGTGATGGATCAAATGCACAAGGCGGAAAGTGCTACAGATAAAATATCTGCGGCACTGGACGCGGCAGAAATCTGTCTTGTCGGATGGGAAAACATGACTGATCCGAACAGCGGACAGGCAATCGTGTTCTGTCGAGAAACAATCGGCGACGTGCTTTCACTGGAAGAGTTGGTTGAGGTGTTTGGTGCCGTGACATCGGCGGCGACACCATCGGGAGATGATAAAAAAAAATCAGAGTTGCAGCCCTCGTAAGGTGCGGGGATCTGTGCAAATCGTGTGTCGGAGCATGTCGGGAAATACTGAGCGAACAACAGCCGGCGGAAATTGAATGCCCTGTTTGTGGATGCAGTGAAAAAGGTTGTGACTACTGCGAACGTGGGTTTTATCAGGTGACAGAATGCCCTTCGAAGTACATCGGGCGAGAATTGATTGCAGATATAAAAATCGTGACAGCAAGCGACCAGCATTTACCAGTGGCTGGCGGGTTGCTGGATCAATCAGCATGGGATTTAGTTCTTGATGTGAATGGCAATATAGCTCTTGCTGGAGTGCCTTATTCTATTGCTCAAGATGTTGCATCATCAGTAAGAACATTTCTTGGCGAATGTTGGTACAATACCGATTTAGGATTACCATATTGGCAACAAATACTAGGAGATTTGCCCCCTTTGCCTTTTATAAGTCAGAAAATAGTAACTGCAGCTTTAACAGTTCCAAATGTCGTTTCAGCACAAGTTACTTTTACTTCCTTTAATAATCGTGAACTGGCTGGACAAATTTTAATAATAGATACAGATGGCGCAGCTAACAATGTTGCGTTTGGAGGGTAAGTGAGTACAAATGTTCCTCAAATACAATGGTCAAACGGATCTCCCGTATTACCTTCTGAACAAGATATTTTGGTTGGAGTTCAAGCAGATATTAATACAGCTTTTGGTGGTGGTGTTAATTCTGGACTTACTACTCCACAAGGTCAAATAGCGCAAACTGAAACAGCAATTATTGGCGATAAAAATAGTGAAATAGCTTATATATCCAATCAAGTAAATCCAAGCATGGCTTCTGGTATTTGGCAAGATGCTATCGGTTATATTTATTTTTTAACTCGTATTCAAGCTGCTGGTACAGTTGTAAATTGTAATTGCGTAGGTGCGGTTGGAACAGTCATTCCAGCTGGAGCTGTTGCTAAAGATACCAGTGGGTATCTTTACTCTTCAACTGCATCAGCAACCATACCATCTACAGGAACAATTAGTGTTCAATTTCAAAATCAAACAACTGGTGCTATAGCTTGTAATATCGGTGCTTTATCTATTATTTACACAGCAATCGCTGGTTGGGATACTGTAACTAATCCAACAGCAGGTGCATTAGGAAATGATGTTGAGTCAAGACAAGCATTTGAAGCAAGAAGATCTGCTTCTGTTGCTGCTAACTCATTAAATTCAATTCAATCAATTTATGGTGCTTTAGCTGCTCTTTCAGATGTAATTGATGTTTTTGTAATTGATAACCCAACTGGATCTGCACTTTCATACGGAATTACAAATTATTCAATTGCTTCTCATGCAATGTGTGTAAGTGTAGCTGGTGGAACTGCATCTTCAATAGGCACAACTATTTGGAATAAAAAACCACCAGGTTGCGGATACTCAGGAAACACAAGTACAACTGTATATGATACTAATTATTCTCCTGCTATTGGATACACAGTTACTTGGCTAACACCAACATCAACTCCAACTTATTTTGTTGTACAGATAGTAAACAATGCTTTGCTTCCTGCTAATATTATTCAATTAACTCAAAATGCAGTAATTGAATCTTTTAATGGTTTAGATGGATTAGGATCTTCTGTAGGTATTGCTCAAACTACTTACTCAGGACGATATTACGCCAACATTAATGCAATTAATTCTAATGTAAATGTAAAAGAAGTATATTTAGCAAGTGGATATAATAACTCTGTGATTGCAACATCTTTTGTTGTAGGACAATACTATACGATTAAAGCTTTAGGCTCGACAACACAAGCACAATGGAATACGGCAGCTGGAACAATAGGCGTTACTTATGCAGTTGGCAGCACTTTTCTTTGTGTAGCTGCTGGCGTAGGAACTGGAACGGCATTGGCGTATTTTTTATTAGTTCAATATGGAATAGACCAACTTCCAACACTTGCAGCATCTAATATAACAGTGAGCCTAATCTAATGTTAAATTGGGATGAAACACTTCTAAGTCAATATTGTGCTTCTCCAACTATAAAAGCACTCTTAGAGTCTTTTAATGATGCTGTTGAACCTACTACAGATATAGCTAATTTTTACATTAATATTTGGAATGTTAATACAGCAGTAGGAAATGGTTTAGACATTTGGGGTCAAATTGTAGGCGTTTCTCGTTATCTTACAACTGCTGCAACAAATTATTTAGGTTATCAAGAAGCAAACAGTGTTGGATCAGCAGCGCAACCTTTTAACCAAGCTCCTTTTTATTCTGGTACATTAGCAACTAATACTTTTGCTTTAACCGATGATCAATATAGACGATTAATTTTAGTAAAAGCAGCAGCAAATATATCTAATCTTTCAGTTCCATCTATTAATACTTTATTAAGAGCAGAATTTGGTACAAGTGATGGCACAAATCCTTATGGTCAGGCTTATGTCATAGATAATCTTAATATGACTTTTACATATTATTTAAAATTTGTACCAAGTGATTTGCAACTTGCAATCATAAATAATTCTGGAGTATTTCCAAGACCTGCTGGCGTTCAAATGCTTGTAGCACATTTATAGGATAAATCATGCAAAGTTCAAACATACCTACAAAAATACCATTACCTTTTGCTTATAATGCTGGAGTTGGTTATAAAAATACTATCCCTACTGCTTCTCAAATTGGCGTAGTAAATGGTCGAGCATCTTTAAATGATGGTTTTCCTCCATTAAACTTTGTTCCTATTTCTGCTGGTGGTGTTCCTCCTTTTGGATCTGATGTAAATGGTATATTAAATGAAATAACTGCAATTACCCAATGGCAACAAGCCGGTGGTTTTTTCTTTTATGACTCTTCATTTTCTACCACTATAGGTGGTTATCCTAAAGGAGCTATTTTACAATCAAGTAGCAACAGTGGCTTATGGATAAGTACAGCGGAAAATAATACCACTAATCCAGATACCGGTGGTGCAGGATGGATGTCTTTAGCATTTGAGGGATCGCAAGCAATTACTGTAACTACTGCTGACGTAACTGTAACTCAATTACAATCAGCTTATCCTGTGTTGATTATTTCTGGTGCAAAAACAGCAGCTAGAAGTTTAATTATGCCAGCTATAGTTGGGGAATGGATTGTTCAAAATAACACAACTGGCGCATTTAACTTAACTGTTAAAACAGCATCTGGAACTGGTGTTGTGGCTACACAATCTCAATCTACTTTTTTATATGGTGATGGAACAAATATTTTATTTGCCGACTCATCTAAAGTAGCAAGTTTTAACGGAAGAGTTGGAACAGTTACTCTTAATGCAACTGATGTTACGTCAGCTCTTGGTTATATCCCTGTAAATCGTGCTGGGGATACGATGTCAGGATCTCTTACAAATTCTTCTGGGTTTGTTGGTCCTTTGACTGGTCAGGTTTCCCTTACTACTGGACCTATGTTAGTTGGTGCAGTCAGTGGATCTTCAAGTCAATGGTGGATTGGAACCGGTGGAGCTGCTGGAACATCATTGGCTTTTTATGCTCCTTCTGGAAACGGAATGGAATGGGGAAGATCAAACATAGCAGATATGGTGTTGGACACTAATGGGAATGTTAATTTTTCCCACAATGTAACCATGTCATCAAATCAAGTTATAAATTCATCCAATCAACCATCTTATTTTCCTGCTGCTGGACTGGGCGGTACTGGTTGGCAAAAATTGCCAAATGGATGGATTATTCAATGGGGACAAAACACATACACTGGCGCACCAAACAGCAGTCAAAATTTTTCATTGCCACTAACGTTTCCTAATGGATACACAACAATTGTTTGTACTTGCACCAATGATGAAAATGCTTTTCCTAATATCAGCAGAGTAAATAATTCAACTTTTAACTTCAGATGGCCTGGACCTTCAGGCACATCTCCAACATTTAACTGGATTGCAATAGGATATTAAAATGACTAATTTTTACTCCAAAACAACAAATGGTTTTTATGACAAAGAAATCAATTTGTCTATGCCAGATGATGCCGTCGAAATAAGCAATCAAATTTACATTGATTTGTTAAATTCTCAAGGCCAAGGAAAAATAATTACTTCAGATAAAAAAGGAAATC